GGACCTGTAGGACCTGTAGACCCAGTCGGTCCAGTAGGACCTGTCAGTCCCGTAGCACCTGTGGGGCCTGTCGGTCCTGTCAAACCTGTTGCTCCTGTAGGACCTGTTGGACCTACCACTGTTGAGGCAGCTCCAGTTGGCCCCGTTGGTCCTGTGGGACCAGTAGGACCTGTCGGACCAGTAGCGTAAGGCAAGGAATTCCAATTGCTTGTGCCATCACCAATCTTGAACTTATCCGTATCAAGCTCGACACCAAGCTCTCCCTCTGCTAATAAAGGGTTAACCGAAGTCCATGTTGCGGCTGTTCCTCTGCGAATTTGAATTTGAACTGTCATTACACACCACCTGCATCTATTGGGTTAACGCCGCCGTATATGCTGTTAGGATACCCGCCATCAAGATTAAGCAAACCAGCGCCAGCCGCACCTGTTGGTCCTATTGCACCTGTTGGCCCTGTGGCTCCAGTTGGGCCTTGATTACCAATAGGACCAGTTGGCCCTTGAATGCCTTGAATACCTTGAATACCTTGAATACCCTGTGGGCCAGTAGGCCCGATATTACCCTGTGGACCAGTCGGACCAGTTAATCCTGTTTCTCCGGTAGCACCTGTAGGTCCGATAGCGCCTGTAGGTCCTATCATACCAGTTGGACCTGTTGGCCCGATAGAACCAGTAGGACCAATAGCGCCTGTAGCACCAGTTGAGCCAGTTGGTCCCGTTGGTCCTACAGCTCCAGTTGGACCAGTTGCGCCAGTAAGACCTGTAGCACCCGTTGGTCCAGTTGGTCCGACTAACTGACCAGCATCAGTCCAAGCTGAACCATTCCAAACATACAAATTACCTGTAGATTCAACAATGTAAGCATCGCCAGGTGTATTTCCTGATGATGGCAAATCGCCAACTGTAGCAACCGCACCTTTAATTATGATGCCTTGCCCTTGTGGACCAGTAGGGCCTGTTGGACCAGTTGTTCCCGTAGGACCAGTTGCTCCTGTATTACCTGTTGGACCAGTTGGTCCAGTCAGTCCGGTAGAACCTGTGGCTCCTGTGGGACCTGTAGCACCAGTCAAACCTGTAGAACCCGTGGGGCCAGTAGCACCTTGAGTACCAGTCGCTCCGGTAGGACCAGTTGGTCCAACAGCTCCAGTTGGGCCTTGGATGCCTTGATCACCCTGTATACCTTGTATGCCTTGAACGCCTTGTGGACCTGTTGGTCCTTGAGCACCTTGCGAACCTTGAGGGCCTGTTGGACCTTGAATTCCTGTAGCTCCAGTAGGTCCAATCTGTCCAGTAGCCCCTGTGGGTCCAGTTTGACCAGTAGTGCCAGTCGGTCCCGTAGGTCCTTGTGCGCCTGTCAAACCTGCCGCACCACGCTCACCAACTACTTCACCAACATTTAATTGTGTCCCGTCAGAAAATGTCAGAACTAAAGAGCCATCGAAATCAATCTTTGCTCCAATGATAGAAACTCCATTGTCTCCATCGTCACCATCAATTCCGTCCTTACCATTTTTGCCATCAACCCCATCTCGACCATCTTTGCCTTTAGGACCGTCTTTTCCATCCTTGCCATCAGCGCCACGATCACCCTGTGGTCCTTTAAGTTTCTTTACATCAAGGACATGGCTTTCAAGTTTAGGAAGTTGTTTATCAAGCAGAATTGCCAATGCAGACAACTTTGCATCAGTTGACGCATCTGATAGCAGTATCTGCTTAATATCCATCATTGATTAACAAAACTCTTGAGAAAGTTGGTGTCTTTTGCTTTTTGCTCGTTCTTGTCCATGTTTTGCAATTCAACAACCTTCAACTTGTTCTCAATGTCTTTTTCTTTGAGCATCAATTCTGCAATTTTGACACGCTTATTGAACTCTTTTTCAGCCAAAGCGTCATTGTCAGGCAAGTTCTTGGTCGTTGCAGCAAGTGTCTTGGCTTGGATTTCTTGAGGCATTAACTGGGCTTCAGTCATCAATTTAGCCGCTTCAGCACGATTTTGCTCTGCTTGAGTAGTCTGAACTGCAATCTGTGCCTGTGCCGCTTGTAGAGCCAACTCTTGCTGTGCTTGTTGCATCTGTTGTGCTTGTGGATCAGGTTGAGCCATTTGATCCAACATCTGAATCAACTCATGTCTGTTAGACAAGGATGAATTGGTCATAATTCCCTTGAGAATTACTGGCAAAACAGGTGTATTTGGGCCAAGAGTCTGGAGCAAGGAGATGAACTGTTGTTGCTCATGCTCTCTAGCAATGATACCCAATGCCGCCGTAGGAATAAACTTCAGGTCAACAGTAGGGTATCTCTCTGGGTCAAACTGCATATAACGATATGCCGCCTTCATAATGAAGGGAATCATAAAGTCTTCTTGGAAGTTGACCAATGTCCTCTTGTACTTCTTGATGATAGAAGCAACAGCCATTGAGATGCCACCTTGACCCGCATCTCTCGCAACAGAAGATACCATCCCTTGAGAGTCCAAAGTGCCAGTAGCTTGCAAAAGCATACGCTCAAACTCTTTGGCAGTAGACAGATTAGAACCATCTGTATTACCGAACTTGAATGGGAACAGAATCTCGTTAGGATTGCCGTTTGTCAGGATTGCCTTACCTGGCTTCACTTCAAACTTAGCACCCCTTGGAAGGCGAGTAGCATCCATAGCCATCATTGGGCTAGTAGTAAGGGCTAATGAGTCCAAATGTGAACGAATCTGGGCATCAATGGCCTTTTGAGAGTTGTAAGCCTTCTCAACAGTACCACGACCCAATAGACGATTAGGAACTGTATCGTCCTGATAAGCCAGAATTGGCCTATCTTTCATCATGTAAGGGTTCTTTTCTGCTTTGAGAAGCACTCCTTCGTTAGCAATAACGATAATTGCCTCAACCAGATCGGAATACTCGTCTTGAACAGAGTCTTCAGGGAATAAATCCTCTACTTCTTCCTCATCTTCGAGTTGTTCAAGGTATTCACGGGGAACTAGGCCATAGTAGGTCAACAAACGCACTTTGTCGTCTTGATATTGGCTCAGTTCTTGGGTAGGTTCAAGGTCATTGTCCTCAGAATCAGTACCAACCTTTACTTTTCGGTAGATACCATCTTCTTGACCTTTGACAATCTTGTGGATGGAGACAAACTTCTCAATCGCAACACCCATACAGTCATCAATAGATGTTCCATTAGGGTCAAACAAGAAGTTTTTAGGGTTAACAGGGACAATCTTGACTGCAATTCGGTCTTTTTCCATCACTCCGATGGCTGCTTGACCGACTTGACCAGGTATTGGTTGGGTACTAGGAACATAGACTTTCTCTGTTTTGACAACAATCTCGCCAATACCAGTACCATAAATCTCTGCCATCAACTCAATTTGGTCAATAGACTTGCGAATCTTATCAACCTTGAAGTCTTCCATCAGTTGAGCCTTGATCATGGCTACATCTAGTGGAGAACCATTGACATCCCTTACATCGTCTTGAATGTCAAAGAACTCACCTTGACCAAAGATAGCCTCAATGATCTCTGCATGACGGGTTTCAACAGCTTGTTGGGTAGCGGGAGTGACAATACGGCTTCTCTCAGAGTCACGGGTCTTGTCTTGAGCATCCCACTCACCAGTAAAGATACGCTCATATTCAAGCCAATCATCAAGAAAGTTGGTATCTCGATAGTTTCTCCAACGGTCACAATGGTCAACCACGAAAGAGACTAGTTCTTTGTCGCTATCAGTTGGTTCGTCAAACTGAGAAAATGTGTCCATCACACCCCCGATATAATGTCTACAGGTTGCCACTCATCGGTATCGTCCTCTTCAAAATAGGAAGTGACGGCGATCTGGTCGATATAACTAAGCGCATCAGGAAGGTCATCGTGAACTCCCTGTGCGGGGAAAAGCAAGAGCTGATCAATGAATTCATCCCAATTCTCTTCCGAATTTAAGATGATTCTGCCATGTTCAAAGCGTCCTTGCAATGCCCAGATGATTCTATCCGCTTTTTTCCTGTTCCCATGCGTCATATCCTCAATATGAGCATAGATGTTACTTTTCCTCATTAAATCACTCAAATAGGGCAAAACAGCGTTCTTTAACGCCCCCCTCTCAATCCCCACGCAAACAGGTCTGTACTCCCTAATCGCCATCAAGATGTTCACAGCAGTCGTTCTAATATCCCACCTACCATGAATAATCTTCTTGACGAACCACTTACCATCCTCAGTCACCTTCACCACACAGATAGCAGACTCATCTAACCGCTTCTTAGCGTTACCCGCTTGCTTCGCAACCTCCTCAAACCCCGCTAAGTCAATCGCTATGTAGTAAGAACCCCTGTCAGGCTCTTGCCCATACTTAATCCACTCCTCTTTAAAAACATCACTTCCCGCATTGGAGAACGATGCCATGTACTCTTGTTTGAAAGCAAAGGTACTCAAGGTCTTCTTGGCACTCTCAATCTCTGTAGGGTCAATCAAAGGGTTATCTTGGGTCGTAAAGTGCCAACTCTTCCAATCAGGGTCATCTTCACTCTCCCCCAACTTAAAGGTGTCATAGAACCAGTTCCTCCCCTTCGGAGTCCCAATAAACAAGGCTCTACCCTTCTTGTCGGACAAAGAAGC